GTTTTTTTTCCCTCCCCCCGAGGCTCAGGAAAGTAACAAACACAACATGGGGGCTTTTTTAATGAAAACGGATAATCAACGCAAATACGGCAGTATCTACAGAAAAATCAGAAAACAAATTCTAAGTTCAAATCCGATCTGTTACTGGTGCAGGCTTGTACCGGCCACAACTTTAGATCATGATCCACCGATAGCATCAGCTCCAACACCGGAGCTATGGCAGGGAGTGCTGCGGCCTAGCTGCGGCCATTGCAACTATTCGCGAGGTGCGACTTTTGGCAATAAACGCAAACGAAACAGGAAGGTGTCTCGACAATGGTAAAACTAGAAGTCAAATTAGTGCCAATCAAAGATCTACAGAAAGATCCTAAGAATGCCAGGGTGCATGGGCGTGGATCTATCATCGCGTTAAAGTCATCCTTAGAACAATTCGGGCAACGCAAGCCAGTAGTAGCAACCACAGACAATGTGGTCATAGCAGGTAATGGAACTCTTGAGGCTGCCGAAGCATTGGGCTGGCTAGAGCTAGCCGTTTCTTATATTCCAAAAGATTGGACTGAGGCGCAGATCAAGGCTTACGCGTTATCCGACAATCGCACAGCTGAACTTTCATCATGGGACAAGGATCTCTTGGTAGCAGAGGTCGCTTCTCTGAGAGAATTAGGCTGGGAGATGGATGATCTAGGTTTCAAATCGATCCGCTTAGAGGAAGAGGTCAATCTCAAGGAGATACCTTATCCGCAAGAGCGAAAGCGAATCACTGTCAAGCGCGGCGATATCTACCTTCTAGGCAGACATAGGGTCATGTGCGGAGATTCTACAAATCCTGAAGATGTGTTGAGATTGATGCAGGGCGATCTAGCTGATTGTGTTTGGACAGATCCACCATACAATGTGAATTATGTGGGTGGGACAGATGAGGCACTTACTATCGCTAATGACTCTATGAAGGAACCAGAGTTCAAAGAATTTCTTTTGCAAGCATTTGCTGCAACCAATCAAGCAATGAAGCCAGGGGCTTCTATCTATGTCAGTCATGCTGATACCGGCACTAACACATTTAGAGCCGCTTTTGTTGAATCCAATTTTTATCTGTCTCAATGTTTGATCTGGGTAAAGGATCACATGGTTTTATCGCGAAGTGATTACAACTGGCAGCATGAGCCAATCATGTATGGCTGGAAAACTGGAGCAGGGCATTCGTGGAAAGGTACTTTTAACAAAACCACCATTTTTGACATGGAGAAAGATCCTGAGCTGCTTAGTCATGCCGAACTAGTAGAGAGGTTTCGCTTATTGGCTGAGGCATCCACCATCATTCGCGAGGATAGGCCAACAATCAGCCGAGAACATCCCACCATGAAGCCGGTAAACTTGATAGGTCGGATGTTGGTTAATTCCACAAAGGCAGGGGATATCGTGTACGACCCTTTCCTCGGAGCTGGATCTACAATCTTGGCGGCTGAGCAATTAAATCGAAGCGCCAGAGGTATGGATATCGAGTCAAAGTATGTCCAGGCCGCAATCGACAGATGGGAATCGCTCACTGAGCAAGAGGCGGTGCTAGTTGACAACTAAAAAGGCAAAGCCAAAAACAAGATTTCAGCTCAGACAGGAAGAATTGCCGGAGATGGCACAGGCTTACTTGGCTTTAATCATCAAGCGCCTTGATCGACCACTTACTGAAATCGAGGAAGAGCTGGTGCTGATGTTGGCCTACTCTGGATACTTACACAGGGAAGCTCGTGTAAGAATCAACGAGACTGGGATTTTGGTTAAAGGAGCCAGGGGAGCGGTAGTCAATCCAATGCTGAAGGTAACAAAAGATGAGACCGATACCTTTATCAAGATTGCGCAGGCCTTACAAATCAAGCCTAAAGATGAAGCCGGTGGATTAGATATCTGGGACAAACTTGCACAAGAGATACTGAAATCATGAGCGTTGCACTTAGCGAGCCAGTCGATCTTATAGTCGAGCCCAGATGGGGAACCAAACGAGATCGCCGATTAAAAACAATGGGTGACCAGTTAGCGGCGGTAGCTGAGGGCATGGGCTTCTCCTTATTCCCCTGGCAGAAACATGTAGCAGATGTAGCGATGGAGTATAAAAACTCGTTATACAAATACCGCACAGTCGGCGTGGCTGTAGGCAGGCAAAATGGTAAGAGTTCACTTGTTGCAGCGCGGATTGTATTCGAGGCTTTACACGCAAGGCATAAGGTGGCTTATACAGCACAGGACAGACAAATGGCCAGGTTGAAATGGGAAGAGCACATAGAGATCATGATGGCAAGTTCCATTCGTCATCGCATAAAACATGTGGTGCGTACCAACGGCAACGAACATGTGATCTTTAAGAACGGATCGACCTATGGCATCACCACTCCAAACAACAAAGGTGGGCGCGGTACATCTTTGGATTTGGTAGTCATCGATGAGGCTCTTACGCATGACTTGAGCCTCATAGGTGCGTTGCAACCGACTTTGGCCACGAAGCCAAATGGCCAATTGTGGATCTTGTCGAATGCTGGAGATGAGAGAAGCACCCTATTAGCGCATTATCGGAACCTTGCGCACACATCTTTGGAAGAGAAAGAAGCAAGATTAGCTTGGTTTGAATGGGCTCCACACGAGGACAAGTTCGATCACATGGATGAAGATATATGGCGGCAGGCCATTCCTTCGCTAGGAATCCGCAAGGGCGTAACGATCCAGGCAGTGAGGGAGGCAGCCAATACCAACTCGCCTGAAATCTTTACTCGCGAGTGGTTGAATGTCTGGGCTGCAGCTGAATCTACGCAAGTTATCGATACGGCTCAATGGGATGAATTGGTTAGAAGTGATGTCATCGTAGGATCGCAAGTCGTAATCGGCGTGGATATGTCTCGTGAGCGAAGCAAGGCAGCCATAGCCGCAGCTGGTGCGGTATCTGGAATCAATCCAGTCGAGATCGTAGATATGCGAGAGGGCGTTGGATGGCTCTTGCCGCGAGTCATAGAGATAGCTAAGAAATGGAACGCCTCGGTAGTGATTGATACTGGAAGTCCGGCGGCCTCCCTTATAGGCCATCTTGAATTGGAAGGCATCAAGGTCATGCCAATAGGTCTGCAGGAATACGCAAGAGCTTGCGGTAACTTTTTTGATGCAGTGCAGTCTCGCACTTTATGTCATTTAGGAGATGACAATATGCGAGAGGCAATTCTAGGATCGAGCAAACGACCTCTAGGGGATGCGTGGGCTTGGAACAGAAAATCCACTACAAACATCACGCCACTTGTTGCAGCGACTTTGGCACATTATGGAATCACAAGCAAAGAGATAGAGCGAGATCTAGTTAGGAGTAGAATATTTTAATGAAAATAAAACAACTTATAAGCACGACGATGCAGGGACTCGGCGCAGTAATAACTATCGTAGGCATATCCCTATATTCACCAAGCCTTGCGGTACTATGTGGGGGCGTGATTCTCACTCTCTTTGGCATAGCATTGGAGCGCGATGCTTAACAAATTACTGAAGCGACAGTTTCAGGGCTCTGTTGTTTATACCAATACAGGCTATGTTGATTCACTTGGTCGAGTAGGTCGATTTTTTGAAGGCAACTGGGCAGGCGTTTATGTAGATCAAGACACGATGCTCGGAGTTCCGGCTATCTGGAGAGGCATCACTCTCATATCAGATGCAATCGGTGCAATGCCATTACATGCCTATCGCGGTGACACTCTAGTAAAGCCGACACCAAATATTTTGCTGAGACCAAATCCACCTTGCACTCGCATGGAGACAATCGCGGCGATGGCCTCGGCGCTTTTGATTCATGGCAACTACATCGCTGTTTTAGGAGAACCTGGAGCTAATGGGCTACCAGAATCTTTCTATCCGGTAGAGCCAAACCGAGTAAATGTATCGCGCGACAACGGGCGCATGATCTACATGATCGATGGCAGACAGTATGACCAATCACAGATTTTGCATATCAAGAACTTCTCTATGCCAGGTGCGCTTGTAGGCGTAGGCATCCTGGGAGCACAGAAACAAGCACTCGGTAAGCTGATAGCGATCAACGAGTACGCATCGAGATACTTTGATGGAGGAGTGAGTCCATCGGCGATCCTAAAATCAGCCAATCCGGATTTGACTCAGGAAGAGGCAGATGCACTTAAGGCCGCATGGATGTCGATGTATAGCTCACGCAATAGAGCACCGGCTGTACTCAACAGCAGCACAGAGTTCCAGGTACTCAGTGACAACGCACAAGAGGCTCAGCTCATAGAGGCGCAGCAACAGGCGTTGGTTGAGGCATCAAATATTCTAGGACTTCCGGCTTATTATCTAGGAGCGCCAAACTCATCACGCACCTACTCAAATGTTGAGCAAGAGAATCTGCAACTGATCCGATGGAGTATCCAGCCGATCGCACAGCGTATCGAGGAGGCACTATCTGATCTCCTAGTGCGAGGGCAAGTAGCCAAATTCAACTTTGATTCATTACTGCGCACTGACACACTCAGTCGCTACCAGGCACACCAGATCGCTATCTCCAACGGCTTCCTGACTGTAGATGAGGTCAGAGAGATGGAGAAGCGCGAGGGCTTAGATGACTCAGAGAATGCACTGAAGGATGAGATTAGCGATGACAGTGAGCTAGATGATATTGATGATGAGAGCGAAAGCGAGGAGATAGCATGAGTGAGATCGAGCATCGCAGTTATACGATCGATCTAGAGTATCGAGCAGAAGGGGATGGCCGAACCATCTCTGGAATTGCTGTTCCTTACGATGTAGAGCAGAAGATCAGTGGCAGTCTCACCGAGGTATTCCGCAAGGGAGCATTTGCCGATGTAGTGCGCGCGCCGTTTCGCGTGAAACTATTACGAGGCCATGATGCCAAAGCGCTGCCTCTAGGCCGAGCTACTATGCTGCGAGAGACTGACAAGGGGCTATACGCAGAGATGCGTGTGAGCAATACTGTGGCAGGTGATGAGGTACTAGAGCTCATCAAAGATGGCGCTCTGGATAATCTATCAATTGGTTTCATGCCGCTAAAGAATCGCAAGCGTGAGGATGGAGTCATCGAGCGCATTAAGGCGCATCTGGCTGAGATCTCACTTGTCACTTTTGGCGCTTATGGAGAGATGGCGGCTGTCAGTGGTGTCAGGGATACTGAGCTAGGCGAGAATCCTCGACTTGCACAGGCGCGTGAGATACTAGCTACGCTGAAGCAGTAATGCCATACAGCATCGTAAATGATCATCCTGAGTGCGAGGCCTTTGCTGTCATCAAAGATGAAGGTCGCGAGCTGATGGGATGCCATCGCACTATCGAGCAGGCAGAGGCTCAACTAACAGCGCTGAATATCGCAGAGTTTGGCGATCGCGCACTTCCAGAGAATTACAGACCAGCATCTAGTGAGGATGTGCCAGAAGGTCGCAACTGTGGCAACTGCGTGTATTACGAGGCTGGATACTGTTCACTCTGGGATGAAAATGTACAGGCAGATTATTATTGCAACAGATGGGTGATGCCAGAGGAGGATGTGACACAAGGTAGAGCTGAGTCTTACACTCCAACAGCCGGTATGGTCGAGGAGGCCAAGCGCGGGCTGGCATGGAGGCGGCAGTTTGGTAGAGGCGGCACTGAGATCGGTGTAGCTCGTGCGCGCGATATATCAAACGGCAAAGATCTGCCACTAGATACAGTCAAGAGAGTATCCTCATTTTTCGCTCGTCACGAGGTAGATAAGCAGGCAGAAGGATTCAGACCTGGTGAGGATGGCTATCCATCCAACGGGCGAATTGCATGGGCGCTCTGGGGCGGCGATGCAGGTAAAACATGGGCAGATGCAATCGTGGCACGAGAAGAAAATCGTGTTGCGCGCGCAATTATTATTCTAAACGAATTACAAAATAAGATATAATCCGCAACAAGCAGAACACCTTGCCTATCGGCAACACCTTCTCTCACCACCAACAATCTAAGGAGAAGCATGTCAAATTCATTCCTTGTCTCCTTACGCGAAAAGCGTGAGAGCAAGACAGCACTCATCGAGTCAATCGTTGAGCGCGCAGCCATAGAGGTACGAGATATCACAGAAATTGAATTAGCAAATGTTGAAGCGTTAAATCTAGAAGTAAAGAAGCTAGATGAGCGCATTGAGCAAATCTCAGACATTGAAATCCGCAACGCAAAGGCAGCAGATCTCGCAGCCAAAGTGGACTCCAATGTCAAACCAGAAACACGATCAGCCTCACCTGCTTATGTAGTGAGCGAAGAACTAACCTACACAGAGCGTGCTGGTCACAGCTTCTTGGGCGATGCTTTCGCATCACAGTTTATGAACAACAGTGAGGCATCAGAGCGCATCGCACGCCATCAGCGTGAAATGAAGATCGAGAAGCGCGCAGTCTCTACTGCTAACTTCGCAGGTCTTGTGGTTCCCCAGTATTTAGTAGACCTTTACGCACCGTTAGCCAGGGCGGGTCGACCAACGGCAGATGTATCACGCAAGCATCAATTACCGGCTCAGGGCATTTCAGCAGTGCTGAGTCGTATAACCACTGGAACTTCTGTGGCCGCACAAACTTCACAGAACACCGCTGCTGTCAGCACTGACATGGATGACACGACTTTAACCGTAGATGTTTTCACCATAGCTGGCCAGCAATCAGTATCCAAGCAAGCACTACAACGCGGTTACAACATTGAGAACATCGTTCTTGCAGACCTTATCCGCGCATACCACACCAAGCTCGATGATCTGATCCTCAACGGAACAGGCTCAAACGGACAACCTCTCGGTCTAGCTACAATGACATCAGGCATCCTGGTGACATACACAGCTACCACCGGAACTGTCAGTGGTCTATATCCAAAGATCGCCGATGCGATCCAGCAAATTCAATCCAATGTCTATGTCAGTCCTACACATGTGATCATGCATCCAAGACGCTTAGGTTTCTTGTTAGCTGGACTTGATGGATCTAACCGACCACTGGTAGTGCCTACTGCGTACAATCCAGTAAACGCAATGGGCACTGGCAATGGCGGGTATCCTGCTTATGGATCAAACACCGGATACTCGATCCTCGGACTGCCTATCGTCACAGATGCAAACATTGCAACAAATCTCGGTGCGAGCACAAACCAAGACACCATATTCGTCATGGATGCAAACGAGTCACACTTGTTCGAAGAGGGCAACGGAGATCCACAGTATGTGACCTTCGAAGAGCCAAACGGCAAAGTGGCAATCAACATCGTCATGTACGGATTTGCTGCTTATACCGCAGAGCGCTACGGAAAAGCAATGGCACAAATTAACGGAACCGGTCTGGCTTCACCTAGCTTCTAGACCAATAAATGTCTGGCAGTCATCCCTTCCGGTGACTGCCAGGCTCTACGACCTGAGCAGTCAAGAGAGGATGGAGTCGATGGGGAAGATCTACTCCTGCACCTCTCTATCCGTCATGGCTGTCTCCCTTTCAGTCAGGACTGCTCATGGCCGTAGTTAATGGATATGCGACACTTAATGAGGCGAAGGGCTTCCTATCGATCTCAGATAATGTCGATGACACACTGCTGGAG